GTCCGCTGGCCACCAGGAGCGGCGGCGCGTCCTGCTGCGGGGGCCGCCCCATGAGCAGCACCTTGGCCAGCTCCAGCATGCCCAGCGCGGCCACCTTGCTGCGGTGGGGCTCGCCCTGGCAGGTCAGGCGCAGCTCGCCCTCGGCGGTCAGGACGATGATGATTCTCGACTCCATCCCGGCCCCTTAATCCGGCAGCGGCTTCACCATGACCACCGGCCTCTCGATCTTGTCGGGCGCGACGCCGGCCTTCTCCTGCGCCTCGACCTGTTCGGCGAGGCCGTTGTGCCGCAGGTAGAAGTCGCGGGCGCCGTCCTCGTCCCCGTCCGCGGCCAGGACGTACTGCGTCGGCGGCACCTGGCCGGCGAAGGGCCGGGCCCGCACCTTGAAGCGCTGGCAGCCCGCGGGGGCGCGCTCGTAGTCCTTGACCACGCGCGGCAGGGGCGTCGCGTCGGCCACCGGGCCCTGCTGGAGTCCGGGGATGGCGGGGCCGCCCTTGGGCGCCGGCTTGGGCGGGTCGAGGTCCTGTGCGCGGCCGAGGCCGGGGCCGGCGGACTCGGGGTCGTTGGCCCGCCTGTGCCACTCGGCCCGCTCGGCGGCCTGGCGCTGGGCCTCCGCCTGCTGCTGCGCCTCCTCGGGGGAGGGCGATTCGTCCAGCCGGTCGCGTTCGCGCTTGCTCATGACGGACTCCCAAACCCGGGCGGCTGACGCCGCCGGTTCGCTAGGCGGTGTTCTTGACCGCCGCCCGCGGCTCAACCACGACGTACTGTACGCGGTGGTTGTAGCGCCACTCGTTGACGATGCGGCGGCGGAAATCGGCGTCCGTGTTGGGCGGCGCCTGGACGACGTTGGGCTTCTCGGCGACCATGCAGCGGATCATGGACTTGATGTCGGCGATGTACCAGCTGGTCGAGAGACCCATGCGGCTGGACAGCAGCCGGCTGGTGACGATCTGGTACTTGCCGCGCCACGGGTTGGCGTACGTGTTGTTGGTCGGGTTGCCGCTGGTGGCGTAGCCCGGCGTGATGACGTTCAGGTTCTCGGCGTTGATGGCCCGGTAGGCGACCGGCTCCAGGGCCTTGCTCACCACGATCTGCGTGTACTGGAACGTGATCGGCTCGCCCGTGAACGGGTCCACCAGGCCGTTGATGAGCTGCTCGGCGGCGTTGAGGTTGTTCCAATCGACCAGCGCGTTCGACGCCTGGAGGTTGTCCCAGCTGTGCGTGCCGCTGTTGTCGCCGAAGGTGGCGATTTGCCCGGCGTTGCGCCAGTTGTAACGGTGGGTGAAGGTGTTTTCGTCCAAGAAGGCGTCGATGGCGGACTTCTCGCGGTTCTGCTTGCCCCAGCGGCCGACGTTGGAGGCGCGCTCGCTGACCTGGCCCGTCTTGTCGTTGAAGAGGACTTCCCACGTAAGGGAAATAATCACGCCGCGGTCCACGATGGGCGGGGTGAACACCCAATTTTCCCCCACCGCCGCCTGGGCGTAGGGGAAGCCCTCGTTGCGCGGAGCGATCTCGTCGCCGATCTCCGTCACGCCGGGGATCTTCTCACCGTCCAGCGTCGAGGCCGGGCGCTCCGGGATCATGTCCGTGAAGACGCCCTCTTCGAGGTTGTAGGCGTCGAGCGTGGTCTGGTAGACGAACTGGCCGCTGACGTTCGTGAAATAGCTGGTGGTCACGGCGCCCTGGCCGGCCTCGGCCAGGGTCGCCTCGCGCATGGCCTCGGGGCCGCGGCTCCAGTCGCTCTTGCCCTCGACGTAGTTCTGGTAGCCGAAGGCCGTACACCACAGCTTGGTCAGGTCGATCTCGCGCGGCTTGATCTTGCCCTCGCGGAAGAGCTGGGCCACGACGCCGTTCGGCCCCTCCGCGGCGCGGCCGTACTCGCGGTGCAGGTCGAGCAGGTTGCTGTAAATGCTCATCTTCTCGTCCCTCACGCGGGTGCGTCGCGGCTAGCTCACGAAAGCGAGGTTGGTCGAGCGGATCGACTGCTGGCCGTGCCAGTAGTCCACGAGCAGCAGGTCGTTGTTGGTGGCGGCGCCCAGCTTGGCCCCGGCCCACATGGACATCAGCGCCGAGTTGGCGATGGGGACCGAGTGCCGGATGCGCGCCCCCGTCGAGTCGCGGAGCGGCTCGTCGTTGACGTAGAAACACACGGTCATGTTGGTGTTGTCGTTGGCGTCGATGCAGTCGATTTCGAGGACCTGGAAGTCCGTGCTAATGGCGGTCTTGGTGCTGATGGAGACGGTGGCCACGCCGTTGCAGGCGGAGTAGCAGCGCCAAACGGTGGTGTTGTCGATCTTGACAATGGCCAGGGTCGAGCCCGACACCTTCGGCCCGCCGCCGTCGTCAATCAGCGTGTTGGCGCCGACGGCGTTCTGGAAGCCGAAGCCGGCGTTGTAGACGCTGCTCGTGGTCTCCGTAAACTTGAGCCGGCAGATGCCGAAGAGGGGGCGGTTGACGGCGAACTGGAACAGCTGGTTCGCCGTGGCAATGTACACCTCGTCGTTGTCGGCCACGGTGCCGTCCGACGGGGTCAGGGTGATGATCCCGCCCAGGCCGTCGTTGACGGCGACGGTGCCGGCGTCGGTCGTCGTGGCCGTGATCTCGGTGGAGGCCACGTCGTTTGTGAAATGGCTCGTCACGTACATCGTGTCGAGGTCGTGGAGCGGGGCCGTCTGCCGGTTGACGTTCGCCATGATGGGGGGACCTCTGATGCTCTCCGGTCTGGTCAACCGCGGACGCGCTTGGCCACGGCCTCCAGGTCGTTGGGGTCGGGCCACTTCTGTTGGGACTCGGTCAGCCGCGTCGCCGGGCCGCTGCGCGGCGGGTTGGCGGGGCGGGGCGGGGTCTTGCGCTCCTCGATCAGGGCCTGGCGGTCCTCGGCCGAGAGCGGCACCAGCGCCTTGACGAAGGCGCGGCGGGCCTCGGGCCTGGCGAACTTGACGCCCGCCTCTTCCAACAGGTCGCGGACCTCCAGCTCGGCCCGGAGCTGCCGCGCCTCGGTCAGGTTGCCGGCGGGCGGCCGGGCGCCTTCGTCCGGCGTCGCGTCGCCGGCGCCGTCCGCGGGTTCGTCCTTGGCGCCCATGAGCTTCTCCTGGGCCTTCAAGATTTCCTTGATCTTGGCCAGCTTGCCGGCCATGTCGAGCGAGTCGTCGTCCACGACGGCGTGAATGGCCGCCTTGAAGCCGGCCTTGAGCGCCTCGTCCGGGTCGGACGGCGCGGCGGCGTCGGGCATGGTGGCGTCGGGCATCATGCCCATGTCGTCCTCCAGCAGCTTGACGAGCCGGCCCTTGAGCGGGGCGTGGCGCTGCTCGGTGAGCCGGTCCGCGAGGGCCCGGTAGTAGGCTTTGAGCTTCATGGGTTCTCGCCCCTCATGCAGGCCCTTGGTCGTGGCGGGCTTATCGACCAGGTCCACCGAGTAGACTTCTTCGATGGCCTCCACGATGTCCTCACCGTCCACGCGCCGGACCCGGCCCTTGGCGTGGTGGCTGAAGCCGAAGGCGTCCGGCTTGTTCTTGGCCGCGTTGAACAGGCGGACGGCGAGCGGCTCCTGCGGGTTGAAGACGTGGAAATCGCCCCGCAGGCCGCCGGAGGCGCCCTCGCGGATGTTGTCGAACCAGCCGAACTTGTCGTGGACGGAGCGGTCGCCCTTGGCGTGGTCGGTGTAGGAGTCGCGCCCCTCGTACTTGCCGCGCGCCTCGCGCACCGCCTCCGGCAGGTAGCGGCGGCCGTTGGCGGACTTCAGGCCAAGGACGGGGACGTTGCGGAGAATGCCCGCGGGAGCGTCCACCTCCACGTCGGAGGAGAGGCGCACGTCCTCGTACAGGTCCACGGTCGCCGTGGTCATGGGGGATGAAGGTAGCGGAATTGCCGGGCGGCGGTCAAAGTGTCGGGGCGGCAGAGACTTCGGCGAAGCGCGCCCCGGCCGCCTCCAGCCGTGCCCACTCGTCCCGCGGCACGGGCCGGAACGTGCAGAGGCAGTTGCACACGTCCTCCGGCCCCTCGCCGCGGACCTGCGCGAAGGTCACGGCGGCCGGGTAGTAATTCCCGTTGCGGGCCGCGTGCCAGGGCCGGGACGTGGGGCGCACCTTCGCCAGGTACTGCCACGCCGGGAAGGTGGGAGCGACCTCGGGGTGCCGGCGCTCCTCATCGGCGCCGTCGTGGTAGGCGGTCAGGGCGGCGGTGCGGACGACCATCTCGGCGTAGCCGGGACTCGCCGGCGTGACCCCGGCGGCGTCGAGAATCTTTTCCGCGGAAATTTCGCCGGTGTGAAAAGTTTTTCCCACCAGGAACTCTCGCACCCGGTCCAGCAGCTCCCGCCCGGTGGCCGCGGCCAGGGCCAGCCCGCGGCGGAGCTGGTCGGAGGCGAAGGCGGCGGCGTCCACGGCCAGGGCGGGGACCAGGCGGCGGAAGTAGGCCAGGGCGCGGGCGGGGGCCAGGGGGCGGACGGGGGCGCGGGCTAGTTCCTCGTGGAGGAGGCTTGACGCCGGTTCTCCTGGATTTCCTCCGACACGCGCAGCAGGCGCTTGAGCGTGTCGCGCTCGCGCACCAGTTCCGCGATGCGTGCCCGGATCACTTCCGGGCTCGGGATGCGGTCCAGGAATGGACTGACGTTCGGCTGCTGAAGATTCAACAGTGTTTGCTCCAGACTCTCCTGATCCTGGCTCATTGCCTTCCTCCGCCCGCTGCCACCAGTCCCGCACCAGCGCCCGCCCCAGCAGGTCCGCCGTGGCCGTGGTCGCCGCCAGGGCGTCCGCCAGCTCGGCCAGCTCGGCGTCGGTGAACAGGCTCAGCTGCGCCGCCGGCCCCAGCCCGCGGGCCAGCATCCGCTCGACCGCGCCCCGCGCCAGCCGGGAGAGCGCGGCGGCGCCCGCGCGCAGCCAGCCGGCCAGGAGGTCCTCCACCTGCTCGCCCGCGGCGCCGGGGAGGGCGGTCAGGTCCTCGGTCAGTTCTCCGACGCTTCCCGCTTCCGAGGAATGAGCTGGTCCAGCCGTTGCGCCGTGACTTCGTGGCCGTTGCGGCAGCGGCATATCCTCGTCTGGAGGTTCACCTCCACGACCGGCGCCGCGCACACCGGGCAGCGGGTGCATCTCGACTCCGGTATTTCCGCCGTCAGGCCCTCCCACGGGTCGCCCATCGCCGCCCCCCGTCACTATGTCCGGCCGTTCACCGGCCGCCGCCTCGGAAAAAAACCGCCGCCCTCCCCGAAGGTGGGGTTGATACCGGCACGCGGCGCGGAGGTAATCCCCGGCGTGCCCGGTGCCCCCGGCGCGCCGACCACGGACGCCCGGCCCGGGATGACGCTCTCGGGGTCGGCGGCGATGTTCGTCTTCTCCTGCTCGTCGTCCAGGTTGCGGTGCAGGCGGCGGCTCTTCTTGCTGAGCACGCCGCGGTCCATGTCGCCCCAGTCGATCGTGGCCTGGTCCAGGGGCTGCACCACGTCGGGCTCCGGCGCCCCCATCTGGATGTCCACCAGCGACCGCAGCGTCTCGTAGTCCGCCTCGATGCGGCCCGCCGCACAGGCCAGCCGCACGGCCTCCCAGACGGGCACGGCGAAGCGGCGCTTGTAGAACTTCTGCCAGCGCTTGCAGAACCGCGAAAACGGCGATCCGGCGACCAGCGTGGATGAGTAGTTGGCGTTGCTCGCGTCGCCGGAGATGAGGTACTCGGGCATGCGCCAGCGGTTGCCGATCAGGCGGTACACGGCCTGCGCGATGGCCAGGTGCGTCTCGCCGCCCGCGTTCACCCAGGGGTTGGGAATGTATTTGCCGCCGCGGACGGTCATGATCGTGCCGTGGTCGATCTGCTGGTAGTCCCGGAGCGTGCCGTCGGGGGCCACGTACTGGCCGGTCCGGGCCTGCGCCTGAAAGAGCTGGCCGGCGGCGAGCTCAGCCTGAACCTCCTTGAAGCCGACAATCTTGCCCTGGATGGTGGCGCCCTTCCACAGGGCCTTGAGCAACTCCTTGACGCCCTCGATGGCCTCGCCGGTCGGCAGGAAGTCCGAGAGGCCGCGCTTGATCGAGCGGTCCACGTTGATCTTGACGTGCTGCATTTCCTCGGCCGAGACTTCCTCCCCGTCGTCCTGGGCGCCGTACTTCACCCAGTACGCCAGGGCGGTCTGCGTGTCCTCGACCGTGCCGCCGTCCTCGACGCGGTGGCGGACGCCCAGGGACCAGCCGGCATCCGTCGGGCAGTCCTGCTCCGTCACCTGCTCGGGCTCGACCGTGCGGACGACGTACTGGTCGTCCTCGGGGAAACCGCGCAGGAAGTATTCGCCGTCGCGGCGGGATCGCTTGACCAGCTCGGCCTGTAGCTCGTCGTAGGCGTTCAGCTCGTAAAACGCGTCCACCACGTCCTGGGTCTGCCGGACCAGCTTGAGCACGTCGGGGTCCGCGGCCCGCTCGATGCTCTTGGGGCTGGCCGTGGCCATGACGCCTTCGCACACGAGGAAATCGACCAGCCCCTCCAGCGCCCCGACCGCGACGGGGTTGAGGTCGGCCAGGATGCGGGCGGTCCAGCGGATGCGGTCCAGGTCGGCCTCGCCGCGGACGACGGGCCAGTCCCGGCCCTTCTGGTCGGTGCGGCGGCCGAAGCCGGGGCCGAGGGGAAGCCAGCCGTCGTAAGGGCCGGGCTGTCCGAACGGGCCGCCGGCCCAGCCGAGGGCGCCGGGGACGCCCCAGGGGTAGGCCCAGGACTCGAAGGATTCGAGGAGTTCGGCGCCGGCACTCACGCGATCACCCTTTCCGGCTGGTCCGACGCCTCGCCCGCCGGCGCCTTGGCCCACGCCAGCGCGTAGCGCTCGGCGTCCATGAAGTGGAAACGGTGCTTGTCCTCGATCTTCTCCGTCGGCTCGCCGCGGTCGTCCAGCTCCCGGCTATAGGTTAGCTTCTCCTCCAGGTAGCCCGCCAGGTCCTCGAACACCAGGATCTCCCCGCGGCGGTGGGCGCCGTACACGCGGTCGATCCCGACCTCCACGTCCTTGATGGGCGGCTCGCGCACGGGCAGGCCGGCGGCCCGGAACTCGTCGCGCCACTGGCCCTCCGACGCCGAGCCGCCGACCGTGTGCGGCGGGGACGGCTCGCCCTTGAGCAGATGGTGGACGTGCTCGGCGGCGGTGCGCGAGCCGGCCTTGTACTCGCGGTAGGCGTAGAGCCTGCCCGTCCACACGCCGCCGTCGCGGAGCATCTCGACCGCGTAGAAGACGCCGGCCGTGTTCACGCCGCCGAAGTCCAGGCCCAGCACGCGCGGCCACTGGTCGGGCAGCTTGAAGCGCGGGACCTTGTGCTTGTGCTCGTCAAAGCTGTCGTAGATGAGGCCGGCGGGGCGGGTGAAGACCGCGTCGTACATGAGCGCGAACTTCCACGGCGGCAGGTCGCGCCGGGCGCGCTCGTATTCCTCGCGCGGGAAAGTGGGGTTGTCGATCGAGCGGAAATGCACCACGTCGATGTGCGGGTGTGCGCGGCCGGCCTTGCGCTCGCGCTCCCAGGGGTCGTACACGCGCTGCTTGAGCCAGCCGAGGTTGTAGGGCCGGCTGGTGATGAGCACGCGGCCCTCGTGGACGGAGAGCCGGGCCTGGATCTCGTCCCAGCTCTCGGCCTTGAAGCCGCCCTGCCCGGCCTCGTCGAGCCAGGCGGCCTTGCCCGTCGAGGAGGCCAGCGATTCGGGGTTGCTGGCGTGGCCGAAGAAGACGTTCGTCTCGCAGTCGGGCGCCGCGCGCCACAGCCGGCGGCCGCCGGCTGGCGAGAACTGGAACCGGGCCGTCGGCGTGGCGACGTAGCGGCCCAGCCGGAAGCCGGACTCGAAGACGCGGCGGAAGCTGGGCAGGAGCTTCTGGGCCAAGAGAGGATAGGTCGGGGTCACGACGAGGTAGTCCCCCGGGCCGCGCTCCTGGATCTCGCGCAGCAGCCAGTAGGGTCCGAAGACGGTCTTGCCGCTCTGGACGCCGGCCAGCGTGAGCAGGACGCGCTTACGGCTCGCCCACGCCCGCAGCTGGCCCGCGTGGAAGCGCACCGTTCGTTCGCGGGGCGCCGGCGCCGTCGAAGGGTTCGGGGTGGGCATGGTCCTGCGCCAGGATGCGGAGCACCAGGGGAATCTCGCCGCCGTCGGGGCCGCTGTGCTCGTGCCGCTCGGGGAACAGGCCCAGGTGCTTGCCGAGCAGGTTCAGGGCGGCGACCTTGTCCCAGCGCTTCAGCTTGCGGGTGTGGCCGATCAGGCGGCGCTGGTCGCCGCGGCCCTCGAATTCCTCGAACACCTCGACGCCGGCAAGGCTTGCGGCCGTGTCGTCGTCCAGGTCCTTCACAGGGGCCAGGTCGCCACCCTCGCGGTAAAGCTTGCGCGGGTCGGAGAACGCGACGCGGGCCAGCTCACGCAACACCTGTTCGGCCGTGATGCCCGTGGCGACCGAACGCACCCGCTTGCGTTCCTGGATCGCGGCGGCGACGTTAGGATTGGCTAGGAGGCGGTGGCCTTCCACCCGGGCCACCACGTCGCTGCGCGAACAGTAGCCGGCCCGCTTGTACGCTGCGGCGGCATTCAGGTCAACCAGGTACTCCTCGACAAACCGCTCTTGCTTCGGCGTCATGACGTGCTCAGCCTACCGCGTCGGGGCCGGGCGGTTCAACGCCCACCAGGTCCAGCCCCGCGTCCCCGCCCAGGTGCCGGCCGTCCCGGTGCCACTCGCACCGCTCCAGGCCATACCCGCGGCGCCAGGTCGGGTCCCAGACGCTGCCCTGCCAGATGAGCGTCCCGGTGGCGGCGATGACGTTCGACTCCGTTACGACCGCTTTGCGGCCGTCGCGCGTGCGGTAGCGTGGGCCGCCGCACTTCCACAGGACGACGCCGAGGGGGTTGCTGGGGTCGTCGGGATGCCGCACGCGCACACCCTCCCCCGAAAAAGGCTGGGTGGCGGTCTGGCGCAACGGGGTTCGGCGCCGACCACGCCCGCGGGGTGCCGGGCTTTTCGGCCCCCGGACCAGCCCGCCGCCTAGCCTATCACACGCGTCAAGAGCAAAACAAGCCGGCACTGGGGGCGTCGGTTACAGCGTTGTTCCCGCCGGCTTGATCGAACGAGGCTGGCATCTCCTCAGTCGGTTACACGGCCCTACTCGCCAGCCTCGGGTTTCAAAGCGTCCGGGCAGGGCTGGCATTGTGGAAATCGGTTGCAACGCACCCTTCGCCAGCCCCTGCCCGGTCACGTCCCACAGCCGGCCGCGTCCGCCGCGTGCGGCCGGGAAAAGGCGTTCATGTCCCCACGGTTCCACTCCACCCACAGCCGCTTGAGCAGCAGCTTCGCCGCCAGCAGTTTGCCGTGCAGGTTGCAGCGCTGGGGGGGCCAGTCGGGATGGTTCTGCCTGGCCGCGGCCTTCGCCTGGTCGTAGCGGGCGCGGTACGGGCCGGCATCGATTCCTTCGGTTTCAATTCCGCCGTCGCCGGTCCCGTTCGCGCCCGCAGACTTCGTGCGGCGGGTGGCAATCGTACTCTCGGTTGCACCCCTTGAATCGCCGTTCCCGCCGCGCACGAAGTTCTGCTTCATAACCGCCTCCCCGATCAGGTACGCGATGCTGCGCCGCCGCGGCGAGTAGCCGAACGCCTCCCATTCTTCCGCCGGCAGTTTGCCTTCCTTGCCGGCGCGCCAGGTCGCGCCCATGTGCGTCTGCCCGCCGAACGTGTGCGGGGCACAGCCGAGCCGCCGCCACACCTTGGCCGGGTTGGGATAGTTGGCCAGGTCGCCCGTCTCGCCGATAACGATGGCCAGGAAAGGCAGGCCGAAGCCGTTCTGCTCGGGCTGCAGGACCCAGGCCGCAACGGGCAGGCACCTGGCCAGCTTGAGCATCTCCTTTTCCAGGGCGGCCTTCTCGACGTTGAACGGCTTGATGCTGGCCAGGTGGGCGAGGATGATGCCTCTCCAATCCGAATCGGCGCCGTCGGCAACTTGTCGGACGACAGTCGCCGCCTCCGCGAACTTCTTCTTGCGCTCTTTCTCGGGCATGCCGCTGTGGTAGCCGATCGTGCCGGCCACAAGGGCTTGGAGGCGGTTGGCCACCATGTTGCGGGATTTGAGGACGACGGCACGGCGCCGCTGGAGCGACTGGAGTTCGGCGGCGGTCGCCGGCACAGTACCCTTCGGTTGCAGCGATGGTATCGCCGGCGCCGCCGTTTTCTCTTTCAGTTTCGGCATGGGTTGACTCCTGGTGGTATGCGAGCCCGGCAGGAAGTGCGTCGGTTACACGCTTTTGGTCGCCGGGCACGGGTCGGGACGGCGGACACACTCCCTCTCGGTTGCAGGCCGTGGATCGTCACGCCGCCTCGCCCATTCGCTTCTGCAGCCTCTTGAAGAGGTCCTGCAACTGCCTCTCGGTCACGGACTCCTCGACGCGCTTGTCGTCGGCCACCCGCCGGCGCAGCGCCACGCACAGCTCCGCGTTGAACGTGTGTCCGGCCGCGACGTTCCGCTCGCTCTCCGCGATGCCGTCGAGGTCGGCCCCGAGCACGCGCCCGAGCACAGTCCCCGCGATGCGATAGGTGTAGAGCGATTGGCACACCCGCTCGACGGCTGGACCTGCCGCCTGCACCTTCGGCATGCTGTTGTAACGTCCGTTCTGAGCGTGCAGGAGGGCGTTGTCACTGCAACGAGAACGGTACACCAACTCCTGCACCGCGCCCTTCACCAGTAGGGCAACCAGGTCATCGAAATCCGGCAGGGCGCGCACCGCCTTCTCCGCACAATCGACCGCCCGGGGGATGTCACTCGGGTGGTTCCGCGCCGCCTCCTGGACCGCAAGCAAGACGTTCTCGGGAAACTCCATCGCTTCCTCCTGTTAAGGGTTGAACAGATACCCCCTCCGCCAGCCGCCCCACGTCGCGCACGTCAGGCGGGCGGCCGTCGAGGAACGCCTTCGACTCGGGGAGGAAGTCCTGGCAGAACCACACCCGGCGCAGGCGGCGGTAAAGGGCAGGCGCGGCCGCGCGGTCCTGGATGTGTCGCGCCAGGTTGATCAGGTCGCCGTGCAGGTCGTTGACGGTCTCCATCGTGGCCTTGGGCTTGGCCAGGAGGACGGCCATCGACCCGCAGAACGGCTCCCAATAGCAGCGGTGCGGGCCGATCTCCCGGACTATCTCCGGGGCGATGGTGCGCTTGCTGCCGTACCAGGGAACGATCGCCTTAACCTTCATCCACCTCACCCCTCCCCGCCCGCCGCCGGCGCGTCCGCCCCGGCGTAGACCCGGCCCCGCGTCCGCCGGGACGAGCCGGGGCACACGCGGTCGGTCCCGGCGCGGACGTGCGGCACGAGCCAGTTACCGTCCAGGACGCGCGTCCAGCCCCGGCAGCGCGGGCACTTGGCCACGGCGTAGGCGGCGGGCTCGGCGGGCGGTTCCTGGGTCGCGGTCGTCATGGTCAGTCCTCCTCGTCCTCGCCAGCCGTCCGTCCGCGGGCCGTCCGCGGGCCGATCTGCTGGCGCTCCGGGTCGAACGTGGTGTTGACGACGGCCTGCCGGACCGGGCCGTTGCGCCGCTTCTTCACGTACAGCCGGTACTCGTTTTCGGGCAACGTCGGGTCGTAGCGGTGCCGCCACTCGACGAAGACGATCAGGTCGGCGTCTTGCTCCAGCTGGCCCGAGTCGCGCAGGTCGGCCATGTTCGGCTCGTGCCCGGGGCGCTTCTCGACCTCGCGGTTCGGCTGGCACACCGCGAGCAGCGCCGCCTGGTGCCGGGCCGCGGCCTGCTTGAGGCGGCTGGAAACGTCCGTCACGGCCTCGTAGCGGGTGGCCGCGCGGCTCCGCAAGAGTTGGACGTAGTCCACGGCCACGACGCGGACGCCGTGCTGGCCGCAATACTGGTCGATCAGGTCCTCGGCCCGCTCGACGGTCGTCGCCGACTCGACGACGTGAACGTCCGCCCGGCCGACGAAGTGCCGCTCCACGTCGGCCCGGAGGATCGGGACGGCCTCACGGCACCAGTCCTCCCCGGAGAGGGACGCGACGCGCTGCACCTGCCGGCGGCCCAGCTGGAGCGCGGACATTTCCTCGGACAGGATCAGTCCGGCGAACCCCTGCCGGCTGGCGCAGTCGAGCCACTGGAGCGCCAGGGCACTCTTGCCGTGCCCGGGGCGCCCGGCGATGACGACCATCTCGCCGGGGGCGGCGCCGTCGATGGAGCGGTCCAGCTCCTCCAGGCCGCTGCGGACGTGCAGCGGCCGGCCGTTGGCGAGGGTGTCGAGGTACTGGTGGCAGGCCGCCTTGAGCAGGAGCGAGTTGCTGCTGCGCTCCTCCTGCCGCGTCTGCATGAGCCGGTGTGCCTTGAGGACGGCCAGGTTGATCCAGTCGTCGCGCTCACCCTTCTCGTAGCCGTTCTCCTGGCACCAGAAGCGGACGGCGGCGGCGACCTCGGCGTCCAGGAACCACTGCCGGACCAGCTCACAGGCGATCGACAGCACCAGCGCGGAGCGGCTCTGGTCCTTGAGGCCGGTCAGGTCGCCTTCCCAGCGGCGGCGCAGGAGCGTGCCGGGGCGCGCCAGGCGGGCCCTGACGGCCTCGGGCAGCTCGGCGGAGATCGGGGTGGGGCCGGCGACGGCCGCAACGACCGGCCGGGGCTTCAACTCCGCCCCCAGCGCCCCGGCCAGGGTCCGCAGCTCGGCCGCGTTCGTGCGGCGGACGGCGGCCAGCGCCTCCAGCGGTTCCACCGGCTTCCACTCGTCCTCGGCGTCGGGGAAGTAACTCTCCCGCCACAGGGGGTAGCGGACGAGGTTGCCCAGCCCCTTGCCGGTCAGGGCGTCCTGGCGCGGGTAGACTTCGCGGACGGGGACGCCGGACTTGTGGCTGGCCAGGTCCCAGAAGGCCCGGACGACCCAGGCGTCGGCCGGCTCGTCGAAGAACAGCCAGACGTGGGCCGCGTGACCGGACTGGCTGACCTCGACCAGCGGGCAGAGTCCGGCCTGCTGGAGCCAGAGGGACAGCCGCTCCGCCTTGTACCGCCACTCCACGTCCGGCGCGTCCGGCTTGTTGTCGAAGTCGGCACACGAACACCACACCCGGCTTTCCGGGGTCATGAGGTAGAACCCGGCGCAGACCTCGCCCGCCAGGTGCTTGGCCAGCCACTCCGGCCGCATGGGGCCCGGGAGTTTGACCGGGCCGAAGCTGCCGTCGGGGTTGCCCTTGGCGGCGTGGTCCTCACGGCCGCGGAAGGCGGCTAGGAGCGCCTCAGCCAGCCTCCGCAGCTCCGGCGTCATCGGCGCCGGACGGTGGCCGTTGGCCGAAGCGGTGGGGGTGGATTCGTGCATGGCATGCCTCGCAAACGGCCCGGAGCTCCCAGAGGAACTCGTTACCCAGGTTCGCGTAGCTCAGGTGATGGACGTGGACCGCCTGCCTCCTGCCGCAGCCCTCGCAGATCCCGCCCGAGCGGAGCATCACCAGCCGCCGCCGGTCGCGCCACTCGGGGCTGGCCATGACCGCGTCGTAGCGCTCCCACCACTCGGAGCCCTGTCCCGCGGCTTTCGCGGCCTGCTGCTCGGCGAAGTGCTCGCGGCACTTGCGCTGCCAGTCCAGGCGCAGGTTTTCGTCGAATCCCATCGGCCGGGCGCCTTTCAGGGCCATCAGCTTCGGGACCGCCCCGCAGTTGTGGCCGCAGTCGAGGCACTGCCGGACGTAGTGGGCGACGCCGTTGGAGGCCACCAGGCGGCGGACCTCCTTCCGAACGTGTTCGCAGCTCAGCACATTCACCCGCCTTCCTTCCGGCGTTCGGCGTGGACGGCCGCCACGACCTCCTTCGGCAGGCCGTCGTAAACCCGCTGCCGGGCCTCGGGCGTCATGCCCTTGACCGCCCCCCAAATCGCTGCCGGCGTCATCGCCCCGTAGTCCACCGGCGGTGCCAGGAAGTCCTCGAACGATGCGGCCTGGCCGAAGAAGTTGCCCACCGCGTAGCGGTACTGTCGCTCGGTCTCGGCCGCCCTGCACGCCTCGGCGTAGCGGTCCGCACACCGGAGAAGGTCTTCTTTCGTCCGCCCCTTCCGCAGAAGGGTGAGCACGTTCTTGACGCCCCGGGCCTTGCCGTGGGCCGGGTTGACGGCCGATTGGTAGTGATCGACGATTTCCCGGGCCTGAACTTGCAAGGGGGATATAAGGGGGTTCTTCTTATCTCTCCTGTCCTGTACTGTGGTCCCGTTTTTGTCCGCTTGCGATGCGGACAAATTGCGGACGGCGCGCTTGCGGCGGCTGTCCATCAGCCTCCGCTTGGCGGACTGGCCCATCCAGCGCTCAAAGTGCGGCACGCGCAAGCCTTCCGTCGTCACTTCCAGCCAGCCGACCTGGCAGACGGCCAGCCAGAAGCGGTCATCCGTACCCGGGATCAGGTCCACCAGGTCGGCCAGCGACACGCCGGGCAGGGAGCCGTCGGCCGTCTCCCCGTCCACCCACTCCCACCACTCCATGAGCGTGGCTGCGACGGCGCGCCGGTCCCTGCCGGTCGCCTTGGCGACGGCCAGCACTTCGGGGCGCCGCGCCAGGCCCTTTGACCAGGGAATCCAGTCGCCCGCCATCCCAAGCCCCCGCCCGACAACCCCCTCGGTCCCCGCCCCGGGCGTCCCCGGCGGCGCCCCGGCCCCACCGCGGGGCCGCAGGTCGCCACCCACCCGGGGCGGGGTGGCCTCAACGGCCCCCGTGCACCGGGCACCGCGCGTCCGCCTCCTGCAGGGCCGCCGGCCACGTGGACGGCGGGCAGGTGCAGGCTGAGGCCGGGATGGCCGGGCACCCGCGCCGGTGGTAGACGAACTCCCCGTCGTCCGGGCAGGTGCAGAGCCACTCCTTCGTACCGTCTATCTGCGCGTCTAGCTCCGCGTAAGGGTCGAATCCGACCTCCCGCACCCGCCCGTCGCCGCCGACGCGCAGGGTGGCGCCGGCCAGCGGGCGGGTGAGCCACAGGCGCAGGAACGAGGCGAGCGCGCGGAGGTCGGTCAGGGTGGCGGCGAACATTGGAGAGCCTCCACGAGGTCCTCGGCCGTGAGCGGCCGGCCGGCGTCGATCTTGTCCCACAGCTCCACGAACCCGCTTTCCGGCCGGTAGCCGCGGCCCAGGGTAAAGTTGAGCACGTCCGCGGCCGTGGCGGGCGTCACCCGGACCGCGTCCCAGCACCAGTTCCCGACCCAGGTCGCGTGTCCGCAGTGCGGCCAGGTCCGGCGGGCCCCCAGGCCGAACGTGCGGGCGTCCAGGCGGCACCGGAGCGAGGCGTCCGCGTAGGGCGACTCCAGCGTGAGCGCGTCGCCCAGGGCGACGGACCGCGCGCGGCCGATGAACGCGCCGTTGCGCCAGTGGTTCACGCAGAGCATGAGTTCCGGCACGGCTCACTTCCTCCCCCTGGCCCCGGCCGCCGCCGGCTGCAGCCCCTTGAACCGCTCCTGGTAGAGCGCCTCCAACCGGGCGTAGTTGTCCTCCCCGAGCCACTCGCGCTGCTTCATCATGTCGGCGCCGACGCCCTGGAGCGTGGACACACTGTCGGCCAGGCGCAGGAGCGCTTCGAGGTCGGTCATCGCGTCCGCCCGCGTCCGGCCCTCCTCCTCGTCGTCACCCGGCTGGCTGTCGGGCAGGCCGACGCGCGTCTCCGGCGTCCACCCGTCGGAGCGGGCCACGTCGGCGTCACTCGGCGCGTCGTCGGGCCAGGTCTCCGGCTCGCGGGCCAGGTCTTCCGACGCCTCCAGGGCGGCGTGGCCGTTGCCGCGGAGGCTGACGCGGCCGGGGCCGGGGGGCGTCGCGACCTGCGCCTCGACCTGCTTGGGTGCTAGCTCCTCTTCCAGGTACATGCCGCCGAGTTTGGTCGGGAATGTGGAGCGGAGCGCGTCGGCCTCGGCGCACTTGACGATCTGTCCAGCGGGGTTTTCCCGCCAAATCTTGGTCTGCTTGCTGAAGGTTGAGAATTTGAGACGCCGCTTCGTGGGGTGAGAGCGGTTCTTCATGAACACCGTTGCCCAGCCGCCGAGCAGCACGTCGTCGTCGAAAACGAAGTCGCCCTCCCGGTCAAGAACCTGCCCGTCGGCGGTGCGGACGATGACGCCCGACTCCATGCCGTCGTAGTCCTGGCTGACCTCGGCACGCTTGAGGAAAGCCTGGTGGGCCGTGATGAGACTGAAGCTCGGGCCTTTCTCGCCGTCGAAGCCGATCAGGTAGGCGTCGCCCTCGTAGGGGTTGAGCGCCCGGCTCTTGCAGAGCAGGATGAACTTGAGCGCCTCCTGCTCGCTACAGCGCTTGCCGCTCCGGGTGGGCACGCAGATAAGCTCGCGCACGAGCCGGACGCTCAGCATGATCTCGCTGTCCGAACCGAAGGGCACGAAGCGAGTTTCGGTCGCGGACTGCCGGGACTCCTGGGCCGCCGGCAGGTTGGCAGATGTCGCTACCACGGTCACGTCTCCTGGTTGATGAGGGGGAGCGCCCGTCGGACGACGAGGCGCTCCGTGGTGGTTTCCCCGAGGCAGCCGGCCTCCTCCAGCCGGGCCAGCGTCTGCCGCCAGGCGGCGGCCTTCTGGCCGTGCGGGGCGTTGTCCTTGACGGCCTTCTCCACGGCCGACTTGGTGAAGCGCAGGGTGGCGCAGTAGTCCGGGTCGGAGGCGCACTCCGCGGCGACGATGGCCATGCTGTCGGGCGTCACCACGATGGGGTGCTGCGTCTGGCGGTCCAGGGCCAGCTCGCGGCCGGACTTGAGCGGCAGGGCGCCGCCGTGGGACGCCACCAGGGCCTTGAGGCCGGCGCGGGCGCGCTCGCACGCGAGCTCGACCAGGCGCACTACGTCGAGCATCTTGTCGGCCTCCTCGGGCAGCACGACCTCGTCAACGACGTAGCCGAGCATCTCGACCGACAGGGCCAGCGTCTGGCGCAGCGCGGGGCAATGCAGCGCCCGCGGGCACCAGCGGCAGTGCGGGCCCGGGTTGTAGGCGTCCGCCTGCCGCAGCCGCTCCGCCACCAGCCGCAGCGCGTCGTCGGCCTGCCGCCAGGTGAGCACGTCGCAATCCGCGACCTGCTCGCGGACGCGCACGGTCCAGGTGCGGGCGCGGACCAGCCCGTAGCCGGCCATTGCCAGCCAGGCGTAACCACGCACCTGCGGGGCGGGGTCGCCGTCGTCCGCCCAGCCCGTCTTCCAGTCGAGGACGCGAGCCTCTCTGTCGGCCTGGCTGAGCACGTCGGCGTGGCCGGACAGGGTCAGGCCGTGGGCGGTGCCGCGCATTTCGACTTCGACCCGCGGCTCCGGGAACCAGCGGCGCAGGGACGTATCCCAGAGCCGCCAGCCGGTCCAGCACAGCCGGGCCAGCTCCGGCCGGTCGTCCACGCCGTAGACGGCGGCGGCCTCGTCGATCGTGTCGGCGTCCATGCGGTCGGCGAGGACGGCGGAGGCGATGGCGCGGTGGAAGGCGCTGCCCAGGGTGGCCGCGGAGTCGTTCGTCTTCAGGCGCGGCTCGCCCGGCGGGGCGTGGGCCGACGCCGGGCAGGCGTGTTGCAGGGGCAGGGAGCTGCACCGGGTCGTGAGCGTCGCGGCGTCGTCCATCGTCTCACCGCCTTTGCGAAG